CTCTCCCCCCGGTCCAGCCGGATCTCCGTTCCTTTCCCCCGCGTCCAGCGCGGCTGGGATGACGAGGGTTTTCCCCGTCTCCTACGCCTGGGACGCAGGCAACGATGGGAGCTGGCGCACAGCGTCAGTTCCATTAAGAAGGGCCTTCCTTCCATCGTTTGCTCCCATCATACCCCCCCCTCCGTTCGCTCGTCCTGGTTTTCCAGAGCTTGCGACCCTTCTCCCTCCTCCTCTTCCCCCGAATACCTTGCCTTTGCGCGCAAGATTGTTCGGGAGGCCCTCCCCTTGGGCTGGGATAGTCGCTACTTTGACTTCTGTCATAGCTTCTTTCCCAAACGATCGTCCCGTTACGATCGTGGCTTCTCTTCCGAATTTTGGTCTGCTGGCTCCTACGAGTCCTTTCAGGCCCGGGTTCGGTCTGGTGGTCCCCTTCCCAAGGGGGTGGGCGGTTGGAATCTCCGTTACAAGGAGGTTCCTTCCGCTGGGAAGTTGAGGCCTATGGGTATTCCGACTTACCGTTGGGATACCCTGGGACCCTTGCACGAGTGCCTCTACTCGTACTTGGGGAGAAAGGATTGGTTGCTTGTGGGCCCGCCCGCAGCATCCGATATCGATCGAGTATGCCAGTTCGACTGGCAGACCTCTATCGACCTCGTGGGGGCTTCAGACAATCTCAGATTGGATGTTGCCGACACAATCCTTTGCGCGATCCTGTCGCGCTGCGAGAAGGTTCCTGGTTCTGTGCGCCAGGACGCTGTGGATTCCCTTTATCCGTTCGTGGGCGACCATCAGGTCTCCCATGGACAGATGATGGGCACCTACCTTTCCTTCCCTCTCCTCTGCTTGCAGTCGTACGTGGCGGCCCGCTGGGCCACACGTGACACTCAAGCTGGAATTCTTATCAACGGTGACGACTGCCTCATAAGCAGCCCCCGTCCCGTCCTCAATGATGATTACCCCGACTGGGCGATCATCAATGAGTCTAAAACTGGCCGCTTTAGGTCAGTCGCAGAGATAAATTCCACGTGTTTCCTCAGGGATTCACGGGGGAGGTGGAGAGAGGTGAAGCACCTCAGGAGGGGAGGTGGTACACGTGACCTCCAGGGTCACGTGCACCAGGCAGCTGTTTGTCGGGCTGCCGGTCCGTTGTGGGAGCGTGCCTTCGTCCTTGCGAAGTCTCGCTCGAGGTGGTGTC